CTCCACGGTGGTAAAGCCGGGGGCCGGCGTGGTCGTGAGCGTGGTGGCCATCAATACGACCACCTCGATTTACTTCCTCAAGTTCTACGACATAGCGACCGCTCCCCTCTGCAACACGACCCCGGTCAAGTTCACCTTCCCGGTCCCGTTCGGGGCCACTAATGCCGGCGGCGGCTTGGCGGTCGCGCTCGACCAAGGCCCCTCGTTCGTCAACGGTATCGGCATCTGCCTGACCGGCGGCATCAACGACAACGACAACACGGTGGCGGCGGCCGGCGTGGCCATCTCGGTGTTCTTCAAATGAAGAACATCATCAGAATCCTAGTCGTGGTGGGCGCGTGCGGCTGGCAGCAGACCTCGGCGCAACTGCTCACGACCTATGTGGGTTCCGGCTCGTTCTCGGGACTTCCTGCCACCCCGTGCGGCACCGGCACGATTGATGTCAGTGGGACAAATCTGTGCATCCTTCCCTTAATGTTGGGGTTAGCCCGATGAGAAAATGGCTCCTGCGCGCCGTCTATGCGGCGCTCGTCCTCACCCCGGTTGCGGCCACGGCCGACTATTTGGCGACCGCCGGCGGCGCCACCACGGTGTTTGCCTTCGTCTGCTCGGCCACCAAGGTCTGCCCGGCCATGGTGCTGATCGACAGCACCAACGTCGAGAAGGCCACGGCCGGCAACCCGCTGCGCGTCGACCCGACCGGCACCACGACGCAGCCGGTGTCGCAGCCGACCGCCGCCAACCTCAACGCCACCGTCGTACAAGCGACTGCCGCCAACCTGAATGCTACCGTTACCGGCACCGTCACCGCCAACGCCGGGACCAACCTCAACACCTCCGCCCTTGCCACCTCGGCCCTGCAGGGCACCAACACCGCCACCACCGCCCACACCTGCTCCGTCGCCGGTTATTCCATTCTCGGTTGCCTGGGTCAGGTGGACGACGACCTCAAGGCTCCTATCCCCGCCGGCACCGCCCACATCGGCACGGTTGGCACCGCGCCCTATCCCGACACGGCAGTCCCCTACACCGCCACCGCGACCGGCACCACCGCCGCCACCACCGCGACCCTGGCCGGCGCAGTTTCCGTCACCACCTACATCTGTGGCTTCTCGATCCGTGCCAATGCCACTGCCGCCGCCACCGGCAACGCCACCGTTACCGGCGTCATCACCGCTACGCTCAATTTCACCCAGTGGACCGCCCCCAATGCCAGCGGATTGGGCGTGACGGAAATGGTCTTCACGCCGTGCATCCCGGCCAGCGCGGCCAATACCAGCATCGCCGTTGTGTCGGCCGCGCCCGGCACCGGCGGCGTCGTGTCCGTCACCGCCTGGGGCTACAAGCTATGAAGCCTCCCGTCTTCTGGACCCTCTGGTGGTTCGGCATTCTCGTCTGCCTAACCCCTGCGCTGGCCTTTTGGCAGACGCGCGATTCGACCTACAACCTCGTCGCCACTGGCGGCTTTTCCGCCTCTTGTTCGCAATCCGCCGCTTACATCGCCGCCACCTCGCTCGACGCCACCCACAAGACCGCCATCGACACCCTAATATGCGGCCGTGTCACCTCCGGCGTCTTCGCCAAGCTCGACGTTTGGAACATGCTCGCCACGACTAATGCGGCCGACGCGCGCGTCAACATGGTGACCCCCGGAACTCACGACACCACTCTTATCAGCACCCCAACCTTCACCGCCGATCGCGGCTACACCGGCGTCGATGCCTCGACCACCATCGCCCTCGACACCAACTTCAATCCCTCCACCGCAGGCGGCCACTACACACTGAACGCGGCCCACTTCTCACTCTGGAGCAACACCAACAATTTCAACCCAGCCAATAGCGATGTCGACATGGGTATTGTCGATGGCAGCACTCCTGTTGCTACATATATCTCGGCAGGACTGAGTGCTGCTTCGGCTGGCAACTCTGCGCTTGCTGTGAACGCTAACGCCTTCCCTAGCGGCAACACCCAAACCGACACTCTCGGCCACTACCTCATAACCCGCCCCAACGCGACTGGGGACATTGGCTACAAGAACGCGGTAGCCATATCCGGGTTCATGGGTAAAGGCGCCACTACGGCGATGACCAATCTTGATTTCTATGTTCTTGCCTCAAATACATTGGGTTCAGGAGTTACCAACGGCTCTCCTCGCCAGATAATGACATTCTCGATCGGCGGCGATCTATCCGGTGACAACATCACCGACCTCTGCCACGCCACCAACGTCTACCTCACCACCATCGCAGGCGTATCCGGTGGAATATGCTGAACAGAAGGAAGATGCTGGCTGCTACGAGCTTGCTCGCAATATCGCTGGCCACGCCAGCTTTCGCGTGGCCCCGACATGGTGCTTCTGGTGGTGGCGGTCCTGCGGTCTTCGGCGGCAATCCGAATGTCACGATTATCGCCATCAACACGTCCGGCGGCATCGCGCTATCCCGCTCCAGCGGCCAGCTCCCGGCCTTCGTGCAAGTCTCGGCGATGAACATCACCGCCACTGGCACCACCCAACCCTACGAGGACTTGGAATACTCCTGGAACTTCGGCGACCCTGGCGGCACCGAGGTTTTCACCAACCCATCGATCTACCCCTATTCCACCGGCGGCCCGAGCGTCAACGCCAACACCGATCAGACCGGCCCCGAGGCGGCCTACGTCTATCGCACCGCCGGGTCCAAGACCATCACCCTGACCTGCCGCGGCAAGAACGGAGCCGGTTTCACCACCACCTCCGTCACTGCCACATTCACTGCCAGCACCTTCAATGCCACCGGCCTTGAACTCTGGATCGACTCGACCGCAGGCGTTAATGGAAATGGGCTGTCTCCCGCTACTCCGATGAACAATCTAGGCTCTGCGTTCACTGCGACAGCAGCGATTGCAGTGCCGTTCCAGAATGTCGCGTGGCACCTGAAGCGAGGTTCCAATTTCCTGAATGGCGCTGCTGGCATCGGCAACGGGAACACCTTGCCCGTGAACGGTTTCAGAGTCGATGCCTACGGAGCGGGTGCCGATCCCATCCGCGAGGACAACGTCAACGCCTATGGTCCTATTCAATTCAGTACCGGGTCAGGCGGGTCAACCGGCGGTGTCAATCTCCGAGACATCGTCATATCTAATGTTCAAGGAATCGCCGGCAGCGGCAATACTGGGGACCATGTCGTAGGACTTATCGGACAGAATGACGACCCGGCCTTGATAGTCAGCGATTTCTACTTTGACAACGTAACTGCCGTAACATCGATTGGTGTTCCGAATGACATTATTGCATTGAGCACCAATTCTGGTTTCAATATGGGGAATGTTGTTAGAAATGGTTTTTGGAAATGCACCTCTACCTGCCCTATTTCGGGGGGCGCTAATAATCGCATGGGAATTTATTGCGGCACCAGCAAGTGGCTGTTCATCATGGGGTGCAGCATCACCGGACAGGGCACTGGCGGCGCCCAGGATCATCATATTTATCCGGTGGTGAAAGAGAATTTCCTTTGCCGATGGATCAATTTCGGCAGCAGCATCGTGGGGGGAACTCCCACTCGATCGTATTGCATAAACGGAGATTGGGTAAATCTAACTTCCTCATACAGCGAATACAGCCTTATGCCTGAAGCGAGCATAACCACAGGCGTTTTGAATGTTATGCAGACAGGAAATGCTAGCCCTCCATGGCAAGTTGGAATGACATTGTATGACGCGAGTTCCAACTCAATCCCTAATGGTGTAACGATTACATCTTTTGGGACCGGAACAGGCGGATCGGGAACCTACAATATAAGCAACAGCTCGTTCTCGATAGCTAGCTTTACTTGTATCGGAGTCGTGGCCACGGAAATTGCTCAATGGTGGTGTGTGGACAGCAACTATATGTTCGGAACTCAGTATGTGCTCGACATGGACGATGGCTTCAACAATCCTCTGGCTGTGCAATGGAAGAATACCGTTTCACAAAAGAATGCAATCGCTAGCCTGTCTTTGGGTGCGTTCTTTTTCTCCAGTTGCCTCACCGGTACGTTCAGGGACAATCTGGCTTGGGGCATCATGGGAGCGGGGTTCATCAATCCCAGCATAAGCCCTGGCAACGTAGCTGCCAGCATGGCCGCCAATTGTCGTTACCAGGCGTACCGAAACAAGATTTACCAAGCGGCCGGAGCGACGTTTGCCATAAGTAATTCCGTAGCTTTAACCGCGACCAAGCCGATCGTTTTCACCGACAACCAGGTCGAGGACACTCGGACTGGGAGCACTTGCGATATTATCGAATTGGTGTCTGGGCAGAACACCACCTCCATCATCGACCGCAACAACTATCTGTGCCCAAATGCCACCAACGGCGGGACCGCCGCCTCGCAGTTCAACAAGGACAACGGCGTCGTCAAGACCTTCACCCAATGGCAGGCGCTGGGCGGAAACTTTGACCCCAACTCCACCGCGACCACCGCCGCGTTCCCGGTCTGGATCAATCCCTCGATCGGGCACTTCACATGACCTACAAATACCATGGTAGGATAGGCACATGGCCAGCACATATCCCAATCCCGCCTCCATCAAGACCCCGCCGGTCGGCACCACCAGCGTGCAGATAGCGCCGCAGAACCTGTCGCGCAGCGGGCTCTACGTATTCAACTTGTCGGGTAGCGTCATCTGGGTGTGCCCCGGCGTGAGCACCGACCAGCTACCACTCGCGGCGGTGGTGGGCGGCATCGGTTCCACCTCCATCCTCCCGAGCAACGGGCTGGTATTTCAGGAATTCACCGGCGCGATGAACGCCATCGCGGTGTCAGGCAGCGGCAATCAGGTGACGGTGTGGGAGTTCTATCACGGCGGCCCCACCTCGGTGATCAGCGCCGGCGGCGCCAACAGTGGCGGCGGCGGCGGCGGTGGCGGCGGCGTCCCAGAGGCCCCGCTCGACGGGTTGCTCTATGGCCGCCAGAACGCAAACTGGAACCAGGTGCCGTTCGGCGTTTCCGAGGCCCCGCTCGACGGCAACATCTATGGCCGCGACAACGCCGCCTGGGTGCAGCTCACTCCCGCAGCCAACGCCGCTCCGTTCGACGCCATGGCTTACAACGGGATGCAGGTGAACGGCAACGGTGAGGTCAGCCAGGAGAACGGGACCACGACAATCTCCGGCGGCGCGGGCGGCACCACTGTCGGCAAATACATCGCTGACAGTTGGTTGGTGGGCTCTTTCGGCGCGCAAGGCATCACGTGGGCCGGGGCAGCCGGAGCCGGCCCGACTCCCCCGCCAGGCTACAAGGGCAGCGTGACGGTTTCGGCCGCCGTCGCCAACATCACCCCGACAGTGAACGATTTCCTGGAGATTACGAATTTCATCGAGGGCTATCGGTTCTCGCGCATGGCCTGGGGGACCGCCGGCGCGCAGTCGATTTCCATCGGGTTTTGGATCAACGCGGCTTTCACCGGTCTGTATTCCCTCTCGCTGCGTTCCGATAGCGCCACCCGTTCGTTCGTGTCCGGCTTCAACGTGAATGCCGCCAATACCTGGGAATGGAAGACTTTCACCATACCTGGCGACACGGCTATCAGCGCGAACTGGCTTTCCACCAACGCCGTTGGCCTCAACGTCTGCATCAACTTCTCATGCGGCACCGCTCGGCAGGCCACGCCGGGGGCGTGGTTCAACGGGAGTTTCCAGGGCGTGACCGGCACCACCAACACTATCCCCTTGACCGCGCGCTTCTCTGTGACCGGGCTGATTGTTGTTCCGGGAACCCAGCTTCCGCCATCGAGCCGCGCGCCGCTCATCATGCGGCCGTATGACCAGGAATTGAAGGTATGCCGACGCTACTGGCAGAGCCTTGGTGGGGATGGAACCACCAACTTTCCAGTGCTGGGAGGAGCGGCTACTGCCGGAAGCCAGACATTCTATTTTAGTTTTTCATTTAGTCCACAACTGCGTACAACACCTATAGCTACAAAAAATGGAACTTGGACTTTGAATAATTGCAGCCAGCCGGTCGCTGGGGTGGTATCTGCAGGCGGCGTTACTATAACTACTACGTCTTCCGGTGCTGGAGGATTTAGTCTTTTTCCGCCTTCTGCAGGAATAAATTTCAGCTTTGACGCGAGGTTCTAAACCGTGACCTGGCCCGTCAACTTCGGCAATCTGTTCGGCGGCAACCAGCAGCTGTCGCTGTTGGATCAGCAGTTCCAGCAGACCGCGCAGATGCTGGAAATACCGTGTTCGGCCTCCGGCGCCACCGCCATATCGCTCACACCCCTGGTCAATTGCCCGGTGCTCACCGGCTACACCGAGTTCTGCGCCGCGCGCTTTCGCGCCGCCGCCAATTCCGGCGCCGGCGTCACCGCCCAAGTCAACGGGTTGGGGTTCCTGCCGGTGTACCGGGCTGACGGCGTCACCCAGTGCGGCCTCAACGACCTGGTCCTTGGCTTTGAATACGTGGTGCGGTTCAGCCAGGCGCTCGGCGGCGGCGTCGGCGGTTGGTTCCTGGAGGCCCCGGCGTTCGGCAGTCCAGGAACCGGTGGCACCGGGCTCAACGGCATCCCCGGCGGCCGCTTGACCCTGCAATCCGGCGTTCCGGTAATGTCTTCCACCGTCAATTCCACCACCATCTACTACGCCCCCTACGTTCACCCGTTCGTTCCCATCTACAACGGCAGCAGTGTGCAGATGTACCAGTACACTGCAGGCTTGGCGGACACGGTGGGGCTGTCCTACCCGATGGCCAACGCCGCCGTGTGGCCCAACAACAACATGTTTGACGTATTCGCCACCCTCGTAGGGGGGGCTCCGGTACTTTGCACCGTGCAATGGACGAGTCTCACGGCCCGCGCCACCGGGCTTGCCGTCTTCGGCGGCATGCTGACCAATGCTGCGACCACCACCGCGCGCACCAATTCCACCACCACCATTACGTTGAGCGCCAACCAAGGCAGCTATCTCGGTACTTTCAACACGGTCAACGATGGCCAAGCCATATGGCTGTTCGGCACGGCCGCATCGGGCGGCGGTGGGGCTAATTTAGGCATCTACAACTATTACAATCAAGTCCTGATCAATACCATCGTCACCGACAATGGTGCGCCCTACACCTACACCTCCGGCATCGTCAGGCCGGGGCGCGGCAGTTTCGGCAATGCCATAAGCTTCGTGCAGGGGACATCGGAGAGGGCGGCAATTTTCACGCGCCGCGGCGGCGTCACAACTGCGGCGGCACTCGGGGCTGCCGGTATTACCGGCATCGGCGTTTCGTCCGCCGCCTTCAACGAAAACTCTCTCGTGCAAGTAACAACGGCCAACGCCATGAACACCACGCTGATGTCGTCGTTCCAAGCCAGCTTCACCGGTCTGGCGACTGTCTACGCCCTGGAGAGCAGCGACGGCAGTCATGCCAATACGTTCGACAACGGCTCCAACGACCAACTGATCGGGAGCATGTGGCTGTGAAAATAGAGAACCTTGCCGCCTACGACGCCGCCATCCGCGCGGTCTGCCCGCACATCGACGGCGTGGCGGCCGATGGCGAAATCCACTTTCAGAAAGAGGCTACCGCCGAGCAGAGGGCCGCCGCTGCCGCCGCCGCGGCGGCTTACGCCGATCCCGCGCCCGCTCCCATTCCAGACCTACAGTTGCTAATTGAAGAACTGGTGCGTCTGAAAGTCCTGCCTGCCGCAAGTACAGTAGCAGTTCAACGACCTCCTGCTGCACCCATAGTTCCTCCGAAAATCGCATTGGCGTAGTCATCGCGTATGGCCTCCATTACAGCGATCTCGCGCTCGGCGTGGAACGGCTTCATCTTCCCCGACGCGACCCATTTGGCGTAGACATTGCGGCGCATCGCCAACTCTTTCTCGATGGCCTTGAGCTTCTCCTGCGTGGTGAATTCGGTCACGCCACCTCTCCGGTTTCGGGATTGTGCTCGCCCACCGCCTCGTCGCGAGCGATGTCGGCGTCGGCCTCGTTCATCAGCTCGCGCAACTCGGCCCCGTGCGGCACCAGCGCATCGCGCTGCGCCTGCGTCAGCGGGCGGTAGAACGCGGTGAACTCCTTCGATCCGCGCTTGGCAAAGGAACGGGCCGCCTCCAGCAACTCGGCGGCCGGCTTGACCGGCGGGGGCTCCGGCTTCTGCACGACATCGGGGCCTGGCTCGGGCGGCTTGCGCGCCCCCGGAATCGACTCCACCTCCTCCTCCGAAAGCCAGCCGAGGCCGCAGATGGACAGCGTGGCCCGCCGCTTGGCCTTGGTGATGCACTTCAACTCGGCATTGGCGCGGGCCTCGCCCTTGAGGCTCTCGGGAAACGGCACCGCCCCCAATTCCTCGTCGCATCGGCCATCCGGCAGGCTGGCCTTCACATGAATTGTGAGAATGCCATCCGCCACATCGCGCGAGACGATCTGCAGCGACACTTTCTTGAGTTCCCGCAACTGGTCGGCGCAGTTGCGCAGCGCGTAGAGCTGCAGCTTGCCGTTCAGCACGATGTAGGCGAACGGCTGGGTGAGCGGATTGAGGCCGAGGCTCTTGCAGACCGCGCGGTAATGCTCCAGCCGTTGCGGGGCTGAGAGCTTGGACAGGTCGCCCTGCATCAGGGCCGACTCGATGGCGTCCTCGGCAGCCGACTGCTTTATTGGGATAGTCATCTATTTGTCCTCTCTGAGGCTGAGTCGCCCCGCCCTGTCTCTGGTTATCCTGCAGCCTGCCCCGAATGCCTTTTTTACATCGCTGTCAACCATTGCCTTCAATATCTTTTCGCTGTCTTTGTTGCTGGCAGCGGCCTCCTTGGTAGTGAGCCACTCGAACGCCGCATCACACCATTTGTTGCTAGTGCTCATATCCACAATCTTGGTGGGGTCAGGTTCAGGTGGAGGCGCAGCATCAAGCGCGAACGGCGGCACCCGCATCCCCACACACATCATGAAACTCTCGGCGCGCGTCACCATCTCGGCAATGTAGGCATCGTCCCGGTCGATGTATTCGACAATGGGCTCGTTCGCCCCCATGATGATGGACAAGGCGCAGACCTGGGTGTTGGTCACCCACATCTGCCAGTGGCATTGGGGCGCATAGCGGTCCATCAGCACAGGGTCGATCGGCTCCCGCCCACCGCAGTGCTTTGCCTCGACGCAACACTTCAGTGTTTCGTCAAAACCGTCCAACGTCGCCGCCGCCCAATCGTGCTTCGGATGAACAACAACCTTCCCCCGTCGTGTGAGCAGATAACCGTTCTTTTTCTCGTACCAATTCAATGAGAGAGGTTCGGTGCAGATACCTAATTGCACGGCCCAGACATCGGACAGGTCCTCCTCGATCTCCTCCCCGATCATCTCGCGGTACAGCCGCATGATGCCGTCGCGGTCGCCGCGCATCAGCACGCCCACGCGGCTAGCCGTCATCTTGCCGCGCCGCGCCGCTATCTGTTCAGCCGTCAACATCGATTGCGTCCTTTCCCGGTTGTTCGTTCTCCGCATCGAAATGATCGTAGGCGTTCGCCAGCAATTCGAGGAAGTTCTCGCGGCTGACGCCCAGCACGATGGCCGTGCAGACGATGAAATCGATGCCGGTCTCCCACGCATCCAAGTGGCGGTCGAATGCCCTGCGCAGGTTTCTTGCCGCCTTCTTGTCCTCCAATGCAGCCTCCCGATGTCAGATATTGACATGACACCATAGCGGGTCTATGTCAATCCCTGACAGGAGAAACCAATGGCAAATCGCATCATCAGGGACGCCAAGACGGCGGCGCAGCTCATGGCCATGCGGGTCGCACGCGGCGAAACCCAGGAGCAGTTCGCCGAGCATTTTCGCGTCGGCCGCACCACCATCCTGAACTGGGAGACCTGCGGCCCGCCGCTCAAGGGGCCGGTGCGCGAGTACGTGTTGCGCCGGATGCGGCAACTGCGTTCGGAAGCCAGGCTGCGGAAACCCCGGAACAAGCTATGAGCCCCACCCTGGAGCAACCCCCGCCTTCGCGGGGGCAGGCTAGCTGGACGCCCGAGATGGTGCAGGCCCTGCGCGACGGCGTGCGGCTGGGCCTCACCACCGGCGTCATCGCGGCCCAGATGGGCATCACCCGCAACGCCGTCATCGGCAAGGCCAGACGGCTGCACCTGTCCCTCACCCCACGCAAGCCGCCAGAGGAAGGCCCGCCGCCCCGGCGCAGCCGCATCAAACTGCCGCCGACCCCGCCGGCGCCGCCGTCCGGGGCGCTCGCCCCCGGCAGCATCCCGGTGGAAATCTGGGACCTCACCGATTTCACCTGCCGCTGGCCAGTCGCGGGCGATCACCCGCCGTTCTGGTATTGCGGCGCCCCCACCACCCCTCGCGAAGGAGTCTATTGCCCATGCCATCGCCGCCTCAACTCGCCGCCCTCTCGCTCCTCGCCGCCCTAGCGATGTTCTGGACCGGCCTGCTGCTGCGGCCGCCGCCGCCCGGCATCGATATGGACGAGGTTCCCTTGGGCGATCCGCGTCTGGCCGCCACCGCCAAGGACGACGATCGGGTGGCCTATCCCCGCCCTGCCCCCGCCACCTACCCGCTGCCGGACGCGCTCCAGGGCGGCACCGAGCCGGAGCCGGAACTCCTGTTCGACAAGCGCCCCCTCGTCGGCAAGATCCAGCCCAATGTCCCCGACAACCCGCTGTTCACCGGCGCGCTGGCGCTGCCCACAACCCCGATGGGGGCGCCCCCTTTCGGGCGCCCGCGGAGCGCCCCATGAGATCGTCCGCACCGTCCGCCCGTGCCGACCCGGTGTGCGGCCCCAAGGGGCGCAACTGGTTCACCAAGCCCAACGGCTACCGCTATTGGCGCTGCAACCGATGATAGTAATCCTCGCCCTGTTGCTGGTGCAGACGCCGCCCACGCGGCAGTGGTTCGAGAGCCTGCAGAACCGCATCGGCATCCCGTGCTGCTCGGTCGCGGACGGGCGGGCCGTGGCCGACCCCGACTGGCGGCGCACCATGGACGGCTACCAGGTGTTCTATGCCGCCCAGTGGTGGCCGGTGCCGCCGGAGGCGGTGGTTTCCGAGCGCAACCGCATCGGCCATGCCGTGCTGTGGGCCGTCGATGTCGGGGACGGCATCGCCATCCGCTGCTTCATGCCGGGCGCGGAAGGATAGGTATTGACGCTATACGAATGGCCGGCCATGCTGGCCATCAGCCGGGACAGCGGGTAGCTCCCGTTGCCTCGTTCCAAGGCTTACCGGCTGTCCTTTTCTTCTTCCGCCCTCCTGGAACGGGGCTCCCCTATGATTTCAATCCACGTCCTCAAAGCGTCTGGCCTGACCGACGAGCAGATCGTTCGCGTCCTGCAAACCGACGAGCGCGAAAGAATATTGCGCCGCCGCGAGCAAAACCGAATTAACAAGCAAAATCAACGCTCGCGTCAGCATGTCAGCGCTGACTTGATGACATCGAAATTTCGCCAACGAAATCATAGGGCGCGTAACGATGTCACGCGTGACATGCGTGACATGCGTGACCCCCCCATCCCCCCTTCTTCCACTTCCACACCTACCCCTATAACCCCCCTTACCCCCCATTCCGAATTCCTGCGGAATTCGGCGTGGCCGCCCACCGGCGGCGAAACTGCCGGCCCAACGCACGCCGACCTCGAAAGGGAACTGTTCCGGCGCGGCAAGCAGATCTGCGGCGAAACCTCCGGTGGCCTCATCGCCAACCTTTTGAAATCACGCCAGCACGATGTCGCGCTCGCCCGCTCGGTGGTCGAACTGGCGGCCACCAAGCATGATCCTCGCGAATTCATCGCGGCAGCAGCCAAGAACGGAGGCAAAAATGGCCACCAATTCGGCAACGGGAGCGAAATCAAAGGCTCTGCAGCGGGGGACCGCTGCCGCGAACTCGCTGAGTTGGCCCGCGAGCGCGAACGTGAGGCAGGCGTCGGCCGACCGCCTGACCCTCTCCGAGGCGATTGATGCAGTCGGTCGCATGATCGACGCCTACCCCAACGGCAGGGCCGCCATCACGGATTCCTACATCGGCAACATGGCGGCCCTGCTGTGCCAATACCCGCGGGTGGTGGCGCTCCTGTGCGCCAACCCCATCAAGGGCGTGGCCACCAAGACCACCTTCATCCCGACCGTGGCCGAGGTGGTGAAGTTCTGCGAACCGCTCACCGCCGACCTCCTGCGCTCGGTCGCCCGCGAGAACCGCATCAAGGAGCAACTGGACGAGCGCGACCGCGTCGAGGCCGAGCGGGCGCAATGCCCCAAGCAGACGCTGGACGAACTCAAAACCGAAATGGCCGGGCGCGGCATCCACTGGCACAACACGCCAAAGCCCCACGGCGAGACAGCGGCAACCGTCCAGGCGAAACTGGGCCTCACCCCCGAGCAGTGGGCCGACCTCCCGGATGCCCCGCCACGGGGCACCTTCGACCGCCTGGTGGCCTCTCACCGGGGCCGCTGAGGCAGCCGCTGCGAGGGCGCCCAGAACACCGGCGGCGGCGGCTCGGGCGCGGGCGGCACCGGCGGCGGCGGTTCTGGCGGCAACACCGGCGGCGGATTGGTCTCGCGCAGCACCTCCACCAGCCGCATGATGCGGCCCCCGATCGCCTCGTCCACCCCGGCCAGCGAATTAGCGTCGCCACGCAGCTCCCGCAGCTCGAACGTGGCGGCCAGCAGGAGTTCGAGCGTGCGCGTGACCTTCACGTGGCCGGCCGCCAACTTGCGGGCATGGCGCGCCCCGATCCCGAGGTTCTTGGCCGCCGTGGCCTCGTTCCACCCCAATTCGCGGATGAGGCGGCGATAGGTGTTGGCCGGCATGTGGCGCATTTAGCAACCTTTCCAAGTGGTTGGATGATTTTCACGTACCAGGGGGGCCGGGGCTCGGCGCCCCCTCGGTTTCGCTTAAGTTGCCCCCAGGGGCCATTGCCATTTTTGTCCCCCGCGAAAAAGTTAGGCCATTGATGGGACTATTGTTTCTCCCGTCTTCCCACTTTCCTCCCACTTTCCTCCCACCGTCTTCCCACCCGTTCAACGGATGTGCCTACGGACAAATCCGCACACGCCGCATGGTGCGGCGCACAACGCAAAAAGGGGAGGACGCGGCGCGAGCCGAGCCCCCCCCTTCCCTCAGATAGCCGCCAAACGCCCTAGGATGGCCGCTGGCGCGAGAATGAGAGGGTACCCTCCCCAGGGTGCCCGCTCACGTAACCCTATTCAGCGGCCATCTCTGGCCGTTTCCGTATATCGCCAATTAGAGCGCAGTCGCGAGCCGCCTCATGTGCCTTCTCCCGCTCTTTGCGTCGAGACGGGTGCGAACGCCCTTTCGCTGCTCATGGCATGGCCAGGAGCAGGATGGAGCTCCACGCGAAGACCAGGAACGCGGCGCCCGCGAGCAGGATGACGGCCCCGGCCACATCGATGCGGCTCATGTCCGCACCGCCTTGACGGTGGTGATGATTTCGGAATTGTCCGGCCGTGGTTCATGTTCGGCGCGAACAAAGACAATGCCACTACGGGCATATACATGCACGGTGGTAAATTCTCGCCATGCTCGTCTTTCGGCATGCGCTATGGCGTCACTCAGGAGGCCATTGGGATAGCTGACATCGCCCGCTACATCGATGCGGCTCATGCTGCGCTCCTGTGCCAGCGCGAATCGTTCAGGCGGCGGCACGCCACGACCTCACCGGCATTGTCACGAATCACGATTTCATGGTTGCGGATTCCGTCGCCGAATTCCTTGTTCGCCTGCAGCATGGCAATGCGCAGCGTTCCTTCAATGTCGATGACAGGCGCCTGACTTATGGACCAATGGCGTATGGTTGCCGTGTATTTCGGCATGGTCGAGTCCTTTCCAGGTTCGGCATGATCGCCGGTAATGGGGCCCGCTGCTGCGCAGGAGAGCCCCATTGGCTGCAATCAGGCTTCGTCGGGGCTGCTGCTGAATACCCCTTCGCGGGCGTCGGCGAGGGCCTCTGCCTCCGTATCGAATGGCCCAATCGGATCGCCATCGGGGAGACAGCCAGGAAAACATGCTTGCCAGTACCAGCCCCCGGTCAGGCCTTCCTGCTCAACAAGAGCCTCAAGCATGGCTTCGCGGACGCGGCCATTCATGTTGGCAAGGCGAAATTCTGGGCGTTTCATCATGTCCCAGATTTCATCTTCCAGCAGCTCGGCCTGCTCCTGGGCTGTCATCTGGAATGTCTCGATGTTCGGGAGGGCGTGCGGGTCTGATTCGCGGGTCGGGTCGGAATAGTGCTGGCTCATGGTGGAGTCCTTTCCGGGTTGGGGTTGATGGTTAAACGCGCATTGCGATAAGAGCAGCGATAATCTCGCCAATAGATTGCCCGCGCCACAGCCGCTGCAGCGCAATTGCCTTCTGAAACGGAGCAGGCTTGTAGCCAGTCACCGAAAGCCATTCGGCGGAGAATTCGTCGATTTTGGCCTTGTCTTGCGGTGTCATAGGAGAGGTCCTTTCCGGTATCGGTTCCGGCCGGCGGCGCCAGCCCGTGGTTTGCTTCAACGTCAGCATCCTACTCGGCCATATTGGCCGTGTCAAGCGACATGTCACCATTCTATCCCCCCCTCCGCATGATCAATCGTCCAAATCTGCAGGCCGACGGCACAGGACATGCAATAATTCTGTGGATTGCCTAAATATTCCCCGAGTTATGGAACATTTCCCCACCTGGTTAGTGGACAAGATTAAGGCAGTTGTGCTATCTCGCGCGGTACCGCCCGCCCGCCTCTCTGCCTGCCCTGTAGGCGACAGCCGAAAGGGATGCGATGCTCGACAGAGAGCAAGTGCTGGCTGAAAGAGCGCCTCTGTGCTGCACTGCAGCATAGAGCCAGACGAGAGGCACATGGGCCGTGCTTGTGGCACTAGGCCTGACATTCCCGGTTGCTTCCCCGGTGCTTCCTGTTCTGCCTCTCGATTCGGTTTCCCTCTGAATTCGTTGGGTATTCCGCTGCCGTGACGCTGTGTGCTCCTCAGCGTACCGGGCGGGAAGGGGCCTGGCCGCGACGGTGCGCGCGAGCCCCCGCCAAGCCCCCTGGGGCCTGAGGAGGCGAGAGCGGGCGCCCATCCTATTCCCCGCCGCAGGAAAAAACGGCAGTCGTGAGAGCATGTACGGACTGTGGCAACCGAGAGTTCGGCGGTGGTTGGGTTAGGGTGGTGATGGGCTACGGCACTGCTGATTTGCCTCAAGCACGTCAGGCGTTGGGTTTTGGTGAAGGGTGTGTCATCTTTGGTGTTGCTTCTCGCCATGCGACGGGAGCACGGGCCGGGGCTGCAGCTTGCGGACACATCAGGATGTTTACATCCGTCTTGGCGTGTCATGGCGGCTGCGGCTCCGGTCTCCCCCGACATTGTTGTTGACAGCCGTAAGGCGACATGTCAGTTATTGACTCATGGGTAGGGCGACGACGACACGGTTTCTTCTTGCTGCTGGGCGTAAGCCGACGAAGTACGGCAACCGGCGTGTGGAGGTGGACGGCATCTGGTTTGACTCGCAGGCCGAGGCCAGGCGTTATGGCGAGCTGTTGTTGCTGCAGCGGGCCGGGCAGATCACGGATTTGCAGGTGCATCCGCGGCTGGCGTTCGAGATCGAGGGCGACACGATGTTCGTCTACATGCCGGATTTCGAGTACCTGGATATGGTTCCGCCGGTCCCTGTCTATGTGTACGAGGACGTCAAGCAGCCGTTCACCTGCACGGCGGTGTATCGGCTGAAGCGCAAGCTGATCGAGCGGCAGCACGGCATCACCATCACCGAGATCATGACATAAGGGCGTTCACGCCCGTCTTCGCGAGATAATGTAATGGCCAATCCAGTCATCATCGAGCGTGCGCTCACCACCACCGGCCTGTTCGGCCTGTTGCTGACCGACGGCACCCTGGTGGGCATCAGCCACATCGACGCCACCAACAACTATGGGGGGTCGCTTTGGCTGGACGTGGAACTGCTGTCCGCCACCTCGCCCGAGATGCAGTTGCTCAAGGCCAACGGCTATGTGGTGCAGGGAGCGGCCTCACCGCAGTTGAAGGCGTCGATCAACATTCTCGGCGTGGCCGGCGTGTTCCAGTTCCAACCCACATGAGTTACATGGTTGAGGAAGTATGGTTTATGCGCCGCATGATGAACGACGAGTGGTCGTTCGGTCTGCTGACGAGCAACGACACCGTGATCTGCATCTCGCGCATCAACGGCATTCACGAGCCTTGGATCGACGTGGACTTGCTGCCGCATGATGAGCACATCAACGCCGTGTTGCGGAAGTGGGGACTGCATCCGGTGTTCGCTCTAACCAGTCGTCTCACTTGCAGCGTTCGTCTGGACACCATCGTGGCCGCCTTCGAGTTGGCCGACACCTGAGAGGAGGACTCTATGGGAGATGAGCACGAGGACGAGGACGTGACGGCGGCGTTCGTCAAGGAGATGGGCGAGTTGCTGGAGCAGGTGTCGGACGGGCTCGACGCCGTCGCGATGGCGATCGACAAGCTCACCGCCATGATCGAGCAGAAGATGAATCAGTTGGTGGCGAGTGTGGACGCGCAAGGACACCTCTGATGCTCGATGAATCCGCTCATTGGCTTGGCGTGCCGGCGGCGGCGATGTCCAAGGAGGATTTCCGCTCCGCGCTGGTCTACAAACTCCACGAGTTGCACATTTGCTACTCCGTCATGACGGTCGAGCAAGCTCGGCAAGTTGCGGCGCGAATGCAGGACATCCCGGTCCCGGTCATGACGGCGACGATAGATATGACGGGGTCAAGCAGCGAGGAAAGGACGAAGTCATGATCAGTACCGAGACGGTGGAGCGGTTCGAGGTGTCGTTCCGGCACTTCATGGAGAAGGTGCCCGACGTATTGGCCGACATGCGGGAGACGGCGGAAGCCAAGGAAGCGCTGGACCGGGAATGCGATGATCTGCGCCGCACCTTGGACTCACTGAACGTCGCCTTGCAGGACTTGCGCAACGACAAGAAGGTGCTGGGCGAACGGATTGGGCAGTTGCTGCGGGAGAACGCCCGGTTGGAGCAGTTGCTCTCCCACATCGGGCAGAGCATCAAGGAGGCGCGCCCGGTGCAGGACGGCATCGCCGCCCTGCAAGGGGACGGCATGAAGCGCCTGCAGGCCGGCCGCGAAGGCGGCGACCGGTACGAAGACATATGACGCGGAGCACGGTAGCGCAGATGCTGGAGGCTTCCTTGCTGGCGTCTCCCAATCGTGACCTGGATTCACATGGGGAGCCGGCCAACGTGGCGGATGGCCTGTTCGCCATTGCCGACGCGCTCAACCGAATCGCGGCGGTGCTGGAGCAGAAAGCCGTGGATGACGCAATCTAGGCACCCGTCCTTTCCGCGGGTGGCCGGCGGCTCGTCTGGATAAGCAAGGCCGCCTCGGTGGGTGCCGCCCCCTGGGCCTGTCCCAGGGGGTAGATAGAGCCGACAAGGCGGCCAGCGCCGGCATGTCAGGAGGAAGCATGCAGCTCTATTACATCCATCACCGGCAGGGGCGTGGTCTTCCGGTCTTCGCCGAGGGCGTCAACAGCAGGGCGGCGCTTGTTGGTTATCTGCAGGATCACGGCCTTCCTGACGATGGGCTCTACGATGTCTGGCCGACCGTCATTCCGGTCATCAACAACGAGAACTGGTGAGATACAACGAAATTGGGGCGCAGACAGCAGGTGAGCGCACCGGACGAATAGTTATGAGGAATAAAACTTGAGCCGGATTGAGCACCTAGCGGAAGGCGTGACGCTGTATCTCGGCGACTGCCGGGAGATATTGCCGACGCTGGGCAAGGTCGATGCCGTGGTGACAGACCCGCCGTATGGTTTGGGCGACAAGTGGCAAGGCGGGAAAGCTAAATGGCCGCTCCACCACCAAGACGGCATGGCCTGGGACGCATGTACGGTCGATTATGTTCTAGAGCTTCCGAGCATCGCCACTCATGCCGTCATTTGGGGCGGCCATCTTTATGCGCTTCCGCCCACCCGAGGTTGGTTGGTTTGGGACAAGATTGTTCGCAACTTCACGAGCGGGCATTGCGAGTTCGCATGGAGCACGCTCGATCAACCAGTTCGCGCTTTATCCCTTGCACATTCTGAATTGACCCCAACTGGCGACGGCAAATGGCATCCAACTCAAAAACCGATTGCGTTGATGAAATGGTGTCTTGGGTTTCTCCCTAACGCCAGCACCATTCTCGACCCCTTCATGGGCTCTGGCACCACTGGCGTTGCCGCCGTCAAGCTCGGCCGCCGTTTCATCGGTATCGAGATCGAGCCGAAGTATTTCGACATCGCGTGCCGGCGCATCGATGAGGCGATGAAGCAGCCAGACTTGTTTATCGAGAAGCCGAAGCCTGCGAAGCAAGAGGATTGGCACGATATATGGGCCAAGCCCTTCGACTTCTCGCAAGAACCGGGGCGCACATGACAGAAGTGGAAACCAGAGAGGATGATTGATACTGGCATCGAACGCTTCCACCTGCCGGAAGGCAAGACGTGGAAGGACGTCAAATGGGGCACGTTGTTCTTGGCATTCAAGGACGGGACTTTCGATAGCCTCGACTACGACGAGCGCCCTCAAGATACGGCAAGTCCTGATGCTGCCGAAGACAAGTCATTAGGGGCAACAATTGAACCATAGGATACTACAATGAGACATCTACTTGCCACGACCGCCAACATCAGGCTGTTCACAGCTGTCTTCACGGCTCTGGCGGCGCTATCAGTACCGGCCTCGGCCGCTGTCCTGGACTGGAACTTCCAGGACCATCTCGGCGCGCTGCCCAACACGCAGACTTTCACCGCAGGCGGGCTTAACCTCACCGCCCGAGGCTTCACGTCGAGCGATGCCGGCACCGCCTTGTACGGCAAGAACGGCGGCGGCGACGAGAACGGCCTCGGCCTCGCCAACGACACCTCCGGCGATCACGAAATCACCGGCGGTAACTTCATTGAAATCCACCTGACCGACATCCTGCAATTCCTCACTCCCGACGGCTTCACGTTCCAAATGGGTTCCACGACCCAGAACGAAGGCTGGAGGGTGTACGGTACGCAGGACGGTGACCCGTTCAGCCTGGCGAACCTGCTCGCCAGTTCCACCGATCCCGGCGGGCAAGAAGGCTTCCACTCCCTGGCCGGCAACTACGACAACTACCTGTTCTTCTACAGCGGCCTTGGGGTCAACCAGTGCGGCTCCGGCTGCAACGCCAACGTGCTGCTGCGGAACTTCGACGCCACCTTGGCGCAAACACCGCTGCCGGGCGCTCTTGGCTTGTTTGCGGCCGGGTTGCTTGGTTTGGGTGGCTTGGTGCGAAGCCTCCGCAAACAGTGTGGCGTGGCGTAGTGCAAGAGTAGGCTTGCGTAGTGCAAGAGTAGGCTGACGTTGCTTCCCGCTCCGTCAGCGTACAGGCCCGCCGGGATGATACCGCCATCCATCGGCATCCCGCCCGGCGGGCCACTTTGTGAAAATGCGCTCCGCCGGGGCACAGAAACGCGGCAGGAAACCCAACGAGCCCGCGAAATAATCGACCATATCCGCGAATTTCATAGAAAAAAATACCTTATAAATCAATGCTTGCGGCAATATCGCGCGATTAGGCCGCGAATTTACCGCCAGAAGCGGCCCGCATCTGACAGAAAGTGCGAACCAGTTGACAGATGAGCGCACTGGACGCCGGGCGAGCCTCGCGCCCTATGTATAATGAGTTGACCGGGGGAGGACAGGAATGCGGCTCGAGCGCCCCGCCATCGTTGCCGGAGCCATTTTCATCGCCATTGTGGTGGCGATGCTGGTGATATACTTTGGCGTTCCGCTGCCTCCCGCGCCGGAGTAGCCATCCTGTCCTGAAAGGACGGCGCCGCCATGATCGGCACCCTCGTCGGCCTCATCTTTCTCTGTATCATCATCGGTTTCGTCTGGTGGGCCGTGGTCGGCAAGCTGTTCCCGCTGATCTCCCCCTACATCGGCCAGCCGTTTATGACCTTCATCCAGATCATCCTGGCGTTCATCATCCTGGTGGTGGTGCTGTACGTCATCGCCACCATGCTCGGCTTCGCCGGCATCCACGTCGGCGGCCCGTTTGGCGGCAGCCTGCGATGACCTCCTTCTCCGGCAAGATGTCCACCTTCGGGGGGCCGCACGACACCGGCGTCTCCCCGTCCGAGGGCCTCGCGCTGTGCGAGCCGTCCGAAATCAACAAGTTCGCCGGCTACTTCCTTCCGAAACAGCCGGCCGGCACCACCGGATTGGCGCGGCGCCTCGATCCCACCTCGCACTACATCGCCATGCGCTGGAACTATTCCGTCACTCCGCGCTCCTATCTGCAGACCATCAAGGTGCAGGTCAGTGCCAACAACAAGATGCTGGCCGCCCGCCCGGTCGACTGGGGACCCAATGTGGATACCGGCCGCATCTGCGACCTCAGTCCCGGCTTGGCCAAGGCTTTGGGCCTTGAGACCGACGACCACTGCACCGTCGACGTGCCGCTGCTCAAGGGGTCAGAGCATGGCGCGTAAGGGCAACATCAAGGTGGCGCTCGGCCCGGAGGAGATGTCGGGGCTTGCCCCCGCGGATGCGGGGGTCGAGGTCGTGGCGATGCCAGATGCGGCCATCCTGGACGCCGGGGTGGCCAAGTTCCGCGAATACGCCTGCCTGCACTGGCCCACCGGCAAGCCCGGCCTGGACGAGAAGTTCAAGCTGGCGTCGTTCGACTGGCGCAACGATTACCACCTACGGGTGACCATCGGAATGGTGTATATGGCGATGTCACGGGCCGCCGACGCGGCCGAGGACACCGCCGATGAACCCGATGTGGAGAACCCCGAAGTTTGACGTGATGGCCGCCGTCGCGTTCGTCATCGCCGTGTTCATCCTCATCCTCATCCTGTTCGGGCCGCACCGATGAACCGCGAGGAAGATGCTTGGTTTGCGACCGCCGCCCTGGTGTCGGGCATGGTAGCGCTCGCCGGCGTCATCATCGCCATCCACTTCGTCATAAAGTTCTGGTGACGCACATGAGCCGCGACAGCCTGGAAGCCGTCGCCGCCACCTTCATGGGGATGGTGGTCTGCATCCTGCTCGCCATCTTGTTCTACTTCTTCTACGAATACATGAGCCGCTGATGGCCGCCCCGCTCCCCAAACTGGGCGTAGCCCCGTTCCCGCGAGCGCGGTTCGAGGCGTTCTGCTCCAAGCTGATGATCCAAACCAAGGACTTCGGCCGCATTCCCATGCAGTTGCTGGGAACCCAGAAGTACATACTGGACGAATTATGCGAAGGGTTGGCGCAGGGCGTCACCACCTTCTATATCCTCAAGGCCCGGCAACTGGGCTCCACCAGCTTCTTCATCGCCCTCGACCTGTTCTGGGCGATGGAGCACGACGGCCTGCTCGGCGCCTTCGTCACCCACACCGACCAGTCCAAGGCCCAGTTCCGCAACACCATCAAGATGTACTTCTCCGGCCTGCCCAAGACCCACAAGCTGCGCTGGGATGTCGAGAACCGCGACATGCTGGTATTGAAGAATGGTTCCGTTCTCCAATACCTCGTGGCCGGCATCAAGGAGAAGTCCAAGGGCGGGCTGGGGCGGTCCTCGGCCAACAACTTCATCCATGGGACTGAAACGGCATTCTGGGGCTCGCCCGATGACTTGAACGAACTCTCCGCCACCATGTCGGCGCACTACCCGTACCGCATGAAGATCGAGGAGACCACCGGCAATGGCTTCAACTTCTGGCAGGAGCGATACGCCGAAGCCAAGAATGATCCGACTATCCGATGTGTATTTGTTGGTTGGTGGCGACATGATCATTATCAGTTCCCTGACGACCATCCTTGGTACAAGATATACATGCCGCAAGGAGCGGACACCCCTCTCCACATCCTCGAACGCAAGCGACGAAGACTGGTCAAGGAACAGTATGGCGTGGAGATCACCCACAACCAGATAGCCTGGTACCGCTGGCACCTGGAATCGGAAAAGCAGGGCGACCAGGCCAAGATGGACGAGCAGTTCCCCTGGCTGGAGGACGACGCCTTCGTCGCAACCGGTTCCATCTTCTTCACCAACGACAGTCTCACCGCCGGCATGAAGCGGGCGCGCCAGCAGGCCTTCATGCCGTTCAAATACATGATGTCGGAACGCTGGCAGGACACTGTCGTCAGCGCAACGAGGGACCGCCGTGCCGAGCTTAAAGTATGGGAGGAGAGCGACCCCGCAGGACACTACGTTATCGGTTGTGATCCGGCATATGGAAGCTCTGATGAAGCTGACCGAGCCGTCATCCATGTTGCACGCTGCTTCTCCGACCGAATTGTCCAGGTTGCTGAATTTGTCTCGCCTGTTATCTCGACGTATCAATGCGCTTGGGCGCTCTGCCACCTCGCCGGATACTACCGCAACGTGATGGTGAACCTGGAGATGAACGGCCCCGGCGAGGCGGTGTTCAACGAAATCAACGCGCTGCGGACGCAAACGCACGAAATGATCAACCACAAGCAGGACGGCCGGGAGGCGGACGACCTGCGCTATGTGCTCAACAACATGCGGCACTACCTCTACCGCCGCGCCGACAGCATGGGGGCCGGCCTCGCCTACCAGTGGCGCACCAACGGCACCAACAAGCCGCCGATGATGCACTCGCTCAAGGACGCCTTCGAGCTGCACCGCTTCATCATCAACTCGATGGCGCTGTTGGACGAGATGAAGACCATCGTCATCAAGGACGGCTCGATCCTGGCCGAGGGCAGCAACAAGGATGACAGGGTCATAGCGGCGGCGCTCGCCCACGAAGCCTGGCGGCGCTGGGTGCAGCCGCGCCTGCGCAACATGGGCTTGACTTTCGAGCGCGCCTACATGGAGTCTATCGGGGCCGGCCCCAACCAGATCCAAAAGATTGGGATTGATTATCTTAGAGGCCAGCGCATCTTGGTGGACGGGAGCAAGCTGCAATGATGCGGAGCATCGGGGTAAATCAATGAGCGAGGTACCGATGAGCAAGGTACTGAGCGACGAGAAGGGCATGTCCGTCCTGGACGAGGCGCTGGCCTACGTGCGCGACAAGTGGGTGCAGAACATCACCCCGATGCGCACCGCCTGCTTCCGCTGCGGCGTCGACTCGCCCATCATCCACGTCCCGCTCGGCACCATCGCGTTCGGCGTGCCGGTCAAGCGCGGCGAAACCGATGTCACCAGGGCGGTGCAACTCGCCTTCGACAAGGTCGGCTGGAAGTTCCAGAATCGCAGGTCCTACTGCGGAACGTGCCGCAATTTGGGGAGCGTATGATGATGGTGAGATACCCTGACTCTTGACGAGATCATCAGGTGGTTCCGTCGCTTCAAGTATGACCCGGAATTCCGGGACCAGAACGGCTCCCTCACGGTGAGGCTCGCGCCGCTGTGCGAGATTGCCGGCATCGCCCGGCAGAACGTCCACCGCATCCTGCGCAGGGAAATTGCGCTGACCGAGAACTATCGCGTCCGCCTCGAATACGCGATCGAGTGCGTGCAGAACGGGCTGCGCTGGCAGCGCAAGGACGGCGTCTACCACATCGTCGGCGACGACACCTGGCAGCGGATGCCGCGCTACGAATCCGGCCGCCCGCGCACCCGGAGGGCCGCATAGCATGGTGATCCGGTCTTGGTGCTGCCTTAACAAAAACTGTGTTCATCAGTGGGACGGCGAGGGCGACTATCCCCCGTGTCCCAAGTGCGGCGGCATCCGGGTGCAGTGGGTTCCCCGTCCCGTGGCGATCCGCTCCGAGGCCACCAAGAAGATCGACATGACGGTCAACCAGTTGGTGGCCACCTACGGCGACAAGAACTACCGCTCGCCGCGCACCCACGAGTCGGTGGCGCCGCGCGTCAATCCGGTGCAGACGCCCGGCAAGACCCAGCGGTTCCAGCCCGCCGGCATGGCCGGCTGGGCGGTCGACATGCCGGTCGATGCCAGCGGCCAGCCGGTGTCCATCTGCGCCCCCACCGGGGTGACGGCCAAGCTGCCGATCGCCGCCGACCGGCTGGGCGTGAAGGCACCTCTCAGCAAGGCCTCGCCCTCGCCCACCGGCTCGGTTCCCAGCTACGAGGCCCGCCACAACCCGCCCGGAGGCGTCAAGTGATGGACCCGGCAGTCCAAGTCGCGCTTGAGATGGCGCAAAGCCAGGAGAGCCAGCAAGCCCCAGGCCAGATTTACGATGTTCCTGTGACACCAAACTTGTTTGAAGACTCTCATTTTCCACTTGAGGAACATATTGATCAATTCATCAAGCACAAATCCTTAAAGGAGGGTGACATCATGCGGGTCCCATATCCAGACGGTAATCCCAAACTCTACCGCTACCTGGGGCCTGACTCTGGTGGCCGCAAAGATTGGATGGAGGTCCCTCCCACAAACCCTGACCTGATAAGTTGATGGTCTTTTAATTTGGAGATGACTACGTGATTATTCCGAGGGGTAAAATCAAAGGCGGCAAGGACCGCGACGACAAGGTGCAGATGATCCTGGACACCTGCCTGGCCTCCAAGCGCGACCGCGAAGCCCTCTACCTGCGCCGCAAACGCTATTTCATGTTCGGCACCACCGACTACGCCGTGGAAGTAAAGTATAACCGCCTGCAGGCCCACACCGACCTGGTGGCCTCCTTCCTCTACGCCGCCGACCACTGTCGCTACAACATCGCGGCCCCGCGCAACTCCGACGACGAGACGGTGGCGCAGATCACCGCCCTGGAAGACGAGTGGAACGACACTTTCAGGGACACCGGCATCGCCTACGTGTTCAACGAGGCCGTGCTCTGGGCGCTGATCTACGACAGCATGTTCATCAAGATGGGCTGGAACGACGCCCGCGACCAGATGTTCGGCCGCCTGTTCGGCCCGCACGACTTCGCGGTCTACGACGAGAGCGAACCCGACCTCGACTCGCAGGAGGCCTTCGTCCACTCCTACAGCATCAACTGGGACAACGCCGTGATGCGCCTGCTGCGCGCCGGCAAGAAGCCCGAAATCAAGAAGATGGCGGTGCGCCCCGGCGTGTTCTCCGACGACATGCCCCCGGTGCTCGCCAATCTCCTCATTTCATCGACCGGCGGCCCCAACATCTCCGGGGCCATGAGCGGGCGCGCCACCGTCGACTACGAGCCGCGCGCCACCTACGACCCCAATTCCGACAACCCGATGGTCCGCTTCCACGAGGTCTGGGTGTGGGACGACGTAACCGAGGATTACGCCGTTTTCACCATGTGCGACGGCGTCGACGGTGTGCTGTCCGACTCGCGCGACACCGTCGAGGCGATGGCCAAGGTCACCCACCTGGACAGCGTGAAGCGCCGCTACCAGGGCAAGTCCAATATCTTCATCGAAAACGAGCACCCGTTCATCCATGTCAGACCATACCCCAAGTATGATTTCTTCTGGGGCGAAGCCCATAGCGACCGGCTGATCCCACTTCAGGTATGGACCAACGAACGGCTACAGCAAATCAGTGATGTTCTGGAGCGGCAAGTGGATCCGGCCAAGGTTTTTAGCGGGTTCATGGGATTGACGGACGAAAAGGCCGAGGCGCTCGGCGGTCCCGGCACCTGGGTCACCGACATGGTTCCGGGGGCCAAGGTCGATGAACTCAAGCCCTCTATGCCCGATGACATCTTCGCCGAGTTCAACCAGATCGGTCAGATTTTCCTGGAAGCCTCCGGCCTCACCGAAACCGTCACCGGCCAAGGCACGGCGGGGGTGCGGGGCCGTGGCCACGCCAAGCAACTGGCGACGACCGGCTCGGGCCGCATCAAGAAGGTTGCCGTGGGCCTGGAGCAGCCGCTGGTCAAGATCGGCGACATCGGCATCAAGCTGCTGCAGCGCAATTCCGCCGAGCGCATCACCACCGACACCCAGCAGGAACTGATCCCTGCCCTGGTGGCGGAGCGCAAGCTCAAGATGCGGGTCGCCGGGCATAGTCATTCACCTTTGTTCGCTGATGATAGTCGCGAACAAGCGGCCGGTTTGTTTAAAGCAGGCTGTATCGACCGTGAAATGCTCTTGCGAACCCTCAATCCTCCAGGCGTGGATGGTATGATCCACGCTCTGCGCAAGCGGGTGAAGGCGGAGACGCAACAGGCGCAGCAGAAGCTGGCCGCCGGCATCAAGGACAAGGGCAAGGCGGCCTAGCCGCGAGGCGGCCTAGCCGCGAGGCGGCGTGACTTGGCACTATTCGCTGCCCCCGATCTGGTGTTCACTGTGCCGGCAAGACTCTCCCGCCCGCTCGACGGGTAACCAACAATAGGAGGCTCTCATGGCTCGACGCCACAGGCGCGGCAGGCGGCGTTAATCGCCCCTCGCTTCAACAGTTTCTGGACCCATCAACTGCCCCGCCGGCCCGCGGGGCTTTTTCATGTGAGCCGTCATCTTCGACCTGACACTATTCGCAAGACCTTTTTCGGCTTAATTATTTCGGCCGAATAATTCCCGGAGCGAAAATGCCTCCGCCTTTCGGCCCGCAACCTCCCATGACAGCCGGCGGAATGTTGCCGCCGCGCCCGACCTTGCCGGGCAATCCTGCCGGCGGTCCTGCCGGTCCCGGATCTACTCCGGCGCTTGCTCCAGGCGCGGGCGCCGGCAACGAGGCGGCGGCCGACGCGCAGGTGAAGACCGCAATCGAGACGCTGCATCAGGCGCTGCTCAAGTACCCGATCGCCTCGAAGAAATACAACGGACTGATCAACGCGGTGCGCGCGCTGACCGCAAACTTCGGCAAGGAGTCGGACGCCGCGCTGCAGCCGGCCGCCGTCAAGCAGATGGCGGAAGCGGCCAAGGTCGGCGCTCCAATGGGCGGTGGCGCCCCGCCCCCAGGCATGACGCCGCGCCCGCCCATCGCACCGCCCATGATGGCCCCGATGGGCATGCCGGGCGGCGAGTAACAGGAGAGAGCAATGGCGGAATACACGTACCTCAAGCCCAAGGTCTCCACCGGCGACATGGGCGAGCGCAAGAAGAAGAACGGCCTGTTCCAGAACATCCCGAGCTACCCGGAACTGGGCGGTTTCTCCGCCGCCTCCAAGGTGAAGGCCTCCGACCGCCAGCTGGCGCTAGAAAAAGGCGACTTGACCCGCAAGGGCAAGCCAATTTAGCCGATGCGAGGACCAGTCAACGATAGGTTTGACGACAAGTTCATCCCCGAGCCGATGAGCGGCTGCTGGATATGGACCGGCGCGTCTATTCCGAACGGGTACGGGTCATTCACTCCGGCTACCAAGACCAAGGTTCTTGCGCATCGGTTCTCCTATGAGCGTTCTGTCGGGCCAATTCCTCCGGGTCTTCAGTTGGACCATCTCTGTCGGGTTCGGCTGTGCGTGAACCCAGACCATCTGGAGCCTGTGACGCACTTGGAAAACCAAAGACGTGGTTCCAGGGCGACCAAAACTCACTGTATCCACGGCCATTCTCTGCACGACGCTTACGTGTGGAAGAATCAACGTCATTGCCGTGAGTGCGGTAGGCGGCGTGAGTGCAACAGGGAGGCCGCGATATGAACTTCCTGAAACATTTTATGGCTTCGAAGGTCAACTCCGGCGGCAACAACGAGTTGCTGGCGAGCCTCAAGCTTGAAACGGTCTACGAGATTACCGCGCTGTGCCTGCAGCTCGCCGGCAATCGCTCGACGCGCGCCCGTTTTTTCCGGCTCGTCGCGGAAATAGACCCCAAGTACAAACTGCCGGAGGACGTGGCCCCGAAGATGGAGATCATATCCGATGCCGGATAAAGCCAAAGACACCGTCGAGGTCGATAACGCCATCAACCCGTTCGCCCGCAAGGGCTACATGGTGTCCACCTCCGACAAGATGACCGCCGACATCGGCAGCAACCCCGAGACGATGTTCAAGTCGGGCAACCTCAAGGACAAGGCGGCGGCCAAGCACTACGGCAATCCCGGCGGCTACCCCGGCTTGGCCGGCCTCAACCTCAAGGACGACTACTGATCATGCCTCCCTCCCAGCAAACATTGATGGAACTGGGCCAGTTGGCGCTCAAGCTCGCCGGCAACCCCAAGACCCGCAAGGATTTCCTCAAGCAGGTGCAGGCCGCCGACCCGAATTACCGCCCGCCCGCCGACGTGCAGCTCGATGAGTTCAAGGCCGAGATCAAAAAGGACCAGGAAGAGCGCGAAATCCGCGCCCAGGCCGCCCGCCAGCAGAATTTCCGCTCCAATCAGCGCCAGAAACTGATCAGTTCCGGCAAATACACCGAGGACCAGGTCAAGGAAATCGAAACCGCGGTGATGAAGAAGTACGGCCTGGCCGATTACGAGGCCGCCGCCAAGCTCTACGCCGCCGATGTGGCCCCCGCCAAGCCTTCCAACCGCGAGAAATTCCGCCACGGCCAGATCTGGGAGTTCCCCAACCTGCCGGGACTGCTGCAAAACCCCGAAAAAGCCGCATCCGACGCCGCCTACGCCATCATCGATGAGATGAGACAGGGCCGTTAGACATTTCAACTGTTTGATAGGAGGCTGATTTGCCGCAATTTGGCCAAGGCGTAATACCGGCACAGGGTGCCATAGCAGCAGAATTGGCGGCGATTACCAGAAGGGCATTTTTGCCAAAAGTTTTCATTCAACTCTGGAAGAGTACGCCGTGGATGGCGGCTATGCTTAGTCATGCACAGGTTGCGTCAGGCGGATTATCCCCTATTACTGTTCCTTTACAGGGAAATCCGATGGTTACCATTCAAAATATTGGGTATGATGGTAGCTTCAACCAGCCGGGTGTGACGCCGGGCCTGCAGAACGCCGAGTTCAACCTCAAGGGTTATCTCACGGCCATCCCCTTCTTGGGGATGGAGGGCCTGGTGCAGTTGGACTACAGCGTCGTGCCGCTGATTGAGGCGCGCATGAACGACGCCACCAACG